AATGAAAGAAGAGTATTTAAGAAGAAAAAAAATAAAAGAAGCATTAACCGGTAGAAAAGTTTCAGAAGAATTAAATATAAAAAATTGTTTAAGCAAGAAAAATAGAATTTCTGTAATAATTAACAATATTGAATACCCATCGTTAAGAAAAGCTAGTTTAGCTTTAGGACTCCATAAGAATACTATAAAAAAATTATATTATATTAAATAAAATGGATATAAAAGAAACTAAGCAAAATATTATTTTGGCTGGACACAAAGCAGTATTAGAACTGATTAAGGTAGCAGAAGAAGCTATTTTAAATAATGGAGATGATGATTTATCAGCAGATAAATTAAAAAACGCTGCAGCAACAAAAAAGTTAGCTATATTCGATGCGTTTGAAATACTTACTAGAATACAAGAAGAAGAGAAACTATTGGTTGAAGTAGATAAAGAGGTTGAGGTTAAAGTATTTAAAGGTTTTGCAGAAGGGAGATCTAAATAATGTACGAACAAACTCTATACAAGATAGTACCAGATTATATAAAATCTAGTATTATTAAACAGAACAATCGTTTAAAGAAATGGAAGTATGGGTATGATAAGGACAATGATCTGGTTATTATTAGTAAGACTGGAAAGATTGGTGAGATATATGAAATCCAAAATCTAAAAATAGCATTACCATTAGTTGAAGATTCTTATTGTAGATCTAAAACAAAAGAAGAACAGTATTGGGAACAAATGGATTTCCCTAAAGAGATAAGTAAGATAAAAAGTACTTTTGATTGGAATAAACAACCAGATGGTTTTAAAGACAGATGGTACGACTATATAGATAATGAATTCAAATATAGAGAAGAAGGTTTATTCTTTAATAATAATGGTAAACCAACATACATAACAGGTACACATTATATGTATCTTCAATGGAGTAAGATTGATGTTGGTGCTCCTGATTTTAGAGAATCAAACAGATTATTTTTTATTTTCTGGGAAGCTTGTAAAGCAGATCCTAGATGTTACGGAATGTGTTATTTAAAAAATAGACGTTCTGGATTTTCCTTTATGTCTTCTTCTGAATTAGTAAACTTAGCAACAATATCAAGTGACTCAAGATTTGGTATACTTTCAAAATCTGGAGCAGATGCTAAAAAAATGTTTACAGACAAAGTAGTTCCAATATCAATAAATTATCCTTTCTTTTTTAAACCTATCCAAGATGGTATGGATAGACCTAAAACAGAATTAGCATATAGAATACCAGCATCTAAACTTACTAGGAGAAAATTAGATTCTAATGAAAAACTAGAAGAATTAGAAGGACTTGATACAACTATTGACTGGAAGAATACTGGAGACAATAGCTATGATGGTGAAAAGTTAAAACTATTAGTTCATGATGAAAGTGGTAAATGGGAAAGACCAGATAATATATTAAATAACTGGCGAGTTACTAAAACAACTCTTAGGTTAGGTAGTAGAGTTATTGGTAAATGTATGATGGGTTCAACTTCTAATGCTTTAGATAAAGGTGGAGATAATTTTAAGACTTTATATTATAACTCAGATGTTTCTAAAAGAAATAGGAACGGACAAACAAGTTCTGGATTATATAGTTTATTCATTCCGATGGAATGGTCATACGAAGGTTTTATAGATGTCTATGGAGTACCTGTCTTTGACACGCCAGATAAACCTATAAAAGGTGTAGATGGTAATGAAATAGATTACGGAGTTATAGAACATTGGCAAAATGAAGTAGATGGTCTTAAATCAGATCAAGATGGTTTAAATGAATATTATCGTCAGTTTCCAAGAACAGAACAACATGCTTTTAGAGATGAAGCAAAACAATCTCTTTTTAATCTAACTAAGATATACGAACAGATAGATTATAATGATGATTTAAGAAATACTGGTATTATAACAAAAGGTAGTTTTCAATGGGAAAACGGTATACAAGACACTAGAGTTATATTTTATCCAAACAAAGATGGTAGGTTTTTAATATCATGGGTTCCACCATTACAATTACAGAATAACATAGTAATAAAGAATGGTCTTAAATATCCTGGTAATGAACACGTTGGAGCATTTGGGTGTGACCCATATGATATATCGGGTACTGTAGATGGTAAAGGATCTAACGGAGCATTAAGCGGACTAACGAAGTTCTGCATGGAAGATGCACCACCAAATTCTTTCTTTTTAGAATATATAGCTAGACCACAAACAGCAGAGATATTTTTTGAAGAAGTTTTGATGGCATGTATATTCTACGGTATGCCAATACTTGCAGAGAATAATAAACCTAGATTATTATATCATTTTAAGAGAAGAGGTTACAGAGGTTTTTCAATGAATAGACCTGATAAAGTTTGGAATAACTTGTCTGTAACTGAGAGAGAGATTGGTGGAATACCTAACTCTAGTGAAGATATAAAACAAGCGCATGCTTCGGCAATAGAATCATATATTGAAGAATACATAGGACTAACAGATACTGGATATGGTAATATGTATTTTAATAGAACTCTTAATGACTGGGCTAGATTTAATATAAATAATAGAACTGATCACGATGCTTCTATAAGTTCTGGACTAGCTGTAATGGCGTGTAACAAACATCGATATAGTCCATCTGTAAAAGTGGTTAGGCAGGTTTATGATTTAGGAATAAAAAAATACGATAATAATGGTTCTTTATCAAAAATATATTAATAAATGAGTGTATATACAAATACTAATAGCGCATTTCCAAGTCAAGTCGTTAGTGATGCAGAAAAAGCATCTGAAGAATATGGATTGCAGGTATCTAGAGCTATAGAGCAAGAATGGTTTGGCAAGAGTAGAGCTAATAATAATAGATACGCTTCTAATTGGGGTAATTTTCATCAATTAAGATTATATGCTAGAGGAGAACAATCAGTACAAAAATATAAAGATGAATTAGCTACTAATGGTGATATTTCATATTTAAACTTAGACTGGAGACCAGTACCTGTTATATCTAAATTTGTTGATATTGTAGTAAATGGAATGTCACAAAAGACTTACGATATAAAAGCGTATGCTCAAGATCCAGAGTCATTACAAGCAAGAACATCTTATGCTCAATCTATTCTTAGAGATATGTATTCTAAGGATTTAATAAATAAAGCTAATGGTTTAACTAATATGGATTTTTCTAATTCACCTCTACCTCAGGAAGAACTTCCTGAAACAAAAGAGGAATTAGATATTCACATGCAACTTACTTACAAACAATCTATAGAGATAGCTGAAGAAGAAGCAATAAATAATGTATTAGCTAATAACAAATGGGATTTAACTAGAAGAAGATTAAACTATGATTTAACTGTACTAGGTATAGCGTGTGTTAAGACTAGTTTTAATAAAAGTGAAGGTATAACAATAGACTATGTTGACCCTGCGTATATAGTTTATTCATACACAGAAGATCCAAACTTTGATGATATATACTATGTAGGTGAAATAAAAGCAGTTACAATATCTGAGTTAAAAAAACAATTCCCTAATATAACTGATGAAGAATTACTAAAGATTCAGAATATGCCAGGTAATAATCAATACGTTACTGGTTGGGGTAATTATGATGAAAACACTGTACAAGTTTTATATTTTGAATATAAGACATATATGAATCAAGTGTTTAAAATAAAATATAATGAGAATGGATTAGAAAAAGCAATTCAAAAAACTGATGATTTTAATCCACCATTAAACGATAATTTTGATAGAATATCTAGAACTATAGAAGCATTATATACAGGTGCTAAAATACTAGGTACTAATACCATGCTTGAGTGGAAGATGTCAGAACACATGACTCGTCCGTTTGCTGATACTACAAAAGTTCAAATGAACTATTCTATTACAGCACCTAGAATGTATAAAGGTAAAATAGATTCTACAGTTAATAAGATAACTGGTTTTGCTGATATGATTCAACTAACACATCTTAAAATACAACAGGTAATGTCTAAGATGATTCCTGATGGTGTATTCGTTGATGTAGATGGTTTTGCTGATGTTGATTTAGGAAACGGAACTAATTACAATCCAGCAGAGGCATTAAACATGTACTTTCAAACTGGTAGTATAGTTGGTAGATCTTTGACGCAAGAAGGTGGAATAAATGCTGCTAAAATACCTATTCAAGAACTTACTAGTTCTTCTGGTCAAGCAAAATTAGCGTCGTTAATTCAAACATATCAGTATTATCTACAAATGATAAGAGATGTCACTGGGCTTAACGAAGCTAGAGACGGAAGTATGCCAGAAAGAGATACACTAGTAGGATTGCAGAAGATGGCCGCTAACGCATCAAATACAGCTACTAAACATATATTACAATCAAGTTTGTATTTAACTCTTAAAACATGTGAGAACGTATCTTTAAGAATAGCTGATTGCTTAGATTTTCCTTTAACAGCACATGTATTAGAACAAAGTATAACTACTTATAACACTTCTACGTTAAGAGAAATCAAAAATCTTAATCTTCATGACTTTGGTATATACTTAGAGTTAGAACCAGATGAAGAAGAGAAAGCAATGTTAGAACAAAATATACAAGTTGCTTTACAAAGTCAAAGTATAGATCTGGACGATGCCATAGACATTAGGCAGATTAAAAATCTAAAAATGGCAAATCAAGTTCTTAAGTTTAGAAAAACTAAGAAACAAAAAGCAATGCAAGCTGCTCAAATGGCTAATATACAAGCTCAAGCGCAAGCAAATCAACAAACAGCTCAACAAGCCGCTTTATTTGAAGTTCAGAAACAACAAGCGTTAACACAGGAAACTGTTAATATAGAAAGAGCAAAATCTCAATTTGATATTGAAAGGATGCAAATGGAGACTCAAATGAAACAACAATTAATGGAGATTGAGTTTCAATACAATATGCAATTAGCACAGTTAAAAGTTAGTTCAGAAACTAATAAATTGCAAACAATAGAAGATAGAAAAGATGAAAGAACTAAGATTCAAGCATCTCAACAATCTGAATTGATAAATCAAAGAAAAACAAATTCATTACCACAAGCTTTTGAATCTTCACAGTTTGATGGTTTAGGTGGTATGGGTTTGTAAAGTAAGTTAACTATTTAATTATATTATATTATGTCAGAAATTACAGCACAAGAAGGTGAATTTAAAATGCCTAAACCTAAAAAACCTAGAAATCTAAACAAAGAAGACAACGTTATTAAGGTAGACATGTCTAAATCAGTAGTAGAACAGGAAGTTCCTAAAGTATTAATACCAACACTTAATTCAGATAAAGATGCCATTCAAGAACAAAGCACAAATGAAAGCGTGTTACGCACAGAACAACCCGAAGTGGAATTGCGAGAAATGGAGCAAGGAGACCAAGGGGCCTTTGAAAATGTTATTGAAGAAATCACTAAAGAAGAAATAGTTGAAATCAAAGAAGAACTTAAGGAAAGTGTTCAGGAACAAATAAATACAGGAAAACCATTACCAGAAAACATTGAAAAGTTAGTTACTTTCATGGAAGAAACTGGTGGAACAGTTGAAGATTATGTTAGATTAAATACTGACTATTCAAATGTTAATGAAGACGTACTGTTAAGAGAATATTATAAATCAACAAAACCTCATTTAGATGCAGAAGAGATACAATTCCTTATGGAAGACACTTTTTTCTTTGATGAGGATTTAGAAGAAGAGCGAGATATTCGTAAGAAGAAACTTGCCTATAAAGAAGAGGTTGTAAAAGCTAAGAGTTACTTAGAGTCAATAAAGAGTAAATATTACGAGGAGATCAAGTTGAGACCTGGTATGACTCAAGAACAAAGAGAAGCTTCTGAATTTTTCAACCGATACAAGAAGAATGAAGACGAGTCAAAAATGCGACACGATCGGTTTAAACAAGCTACAAAGAATCTATTTAATGACGAATTCAAAGGTTTTGAATATAATGTCGGAGATAAGAGATTTAGATATGGCATTCAAAATACCGAACAAGTTGCAGAGAAACAATCAGACATTAGCAATTTCATCGGGAAGTTCCTGGATAAAGAAGGAAATGTTAGTGACACTAAAAATTATCACAAGGCTCTTTACACTGCTATGAATTCTGATAAAATTGCACAACACTTCTACGAACAAGGTAGAGCTGATGCAGTGAAAGAAGTAGTAGCTAATTTC